CAACTGAACTTTTGTGTCGATCCCCATCTCGCCGTTGCCCTTTAACATTCGATTTATAGTCGAGAGATCCGACTGTATCTCGTCGAGCTGGCGATGGAGATGCCGCAACTCAACAGTGATCGCCGTACCCGCCGTCGAGGTCCTTGAATCCTCGGAGTTTGAGTTCCTCGTTCCGGGCCGATCTGGACTCGATTTCGCAGGTCCCATCTTTTAAATACCTCACGCCCCTTGCGGCCTGACTGTTAAACTCCTCGACCTGCTCAATATGGCAGGCCAGGGCCTGCGACTTCAGTGGTCTTGTGTACGCTGTGGAGATGGCGGCGATGCCGCCAACCGGGGCATCCTCTGGTTCGTTGTCGTCATCCCAGACGATCTCGCATTTTACCGGGTCATAGCGACCCACAAACTTATTAGGCATTTTCTCGCGAGGACGCCAGCTGCCCAGGCTGCTGGTTATTTCCCCTACCCATCTCTTGTATCGCGGACTGCATGCGAGAGTTAGAGTTACCACCCATGCTTACGTTCTTGCGGATGTATTCCTTCGGAACACCAGGAGCGGAAGCAGGTGTACGCATCCCATCCTTGTCTGATTGCATCTGTGTCGGGTCTGGTTCTGCAAACGTAAACAGCTCACTCAGCCTCGGTAAATCCTGAAGCTCCGCTTCCATTTCCAGATACCGCTGAATATTGAACTGCCCGCCCTGCCCCTCGATCAGGGGCATCATGGGCATGATTGCCTGGGTGAGCGTTTCGCGCAGAGCACTCAGCCTCTCAGCCGGACTTCGGTACTCCATCGAATAAGGATCAACGCGAATCTGATAGTCCAGGAAGTTGCCCTCGCGGGGCAAGAACTCCTCCGGGTACCAGGAGGCGTCTATCTCAATGTCCGTTTTGGGTACTGTCTGAGAGCCGGGTATCACCAGAACTGGGTCGTCGAATATAAGCTCGGCAACGTCGATCCCAATTTCCGAGGTGAACCTAGCCACCTGCCTCTTGGCAAAGGCCTCCCTTCGCCCAACCTGCTGGCTGATTAGCATATCTTGTGTCGCTGTCCCGCTCGAAGGACCGAGTCCAGCCATTGCATCCAGGTTACCAGCAGATTGTTTGAAGAGTTCCAGGATCTGCTGCGCAAATCCTGTGATCGTGTGGTCAACGCCACCTAGCTTAAGTACGTCAATAGAGTCCTTGTTGTTGACTTGGACCGCTTCTAGGTCCTCCGCGCCAAGCAACCGCTTCATGTCTTGTTCACTACCGGCCTCATAAACAGGAATGTCCTTCTGCTTGCGGGCCCGCATGGCCATCTTCCGCAACAAGTTATTATAGAGCACAAACAACCCCCGCACATTACGTGCGGGGGAGGTCGGCATTACATTATCAGGAACCTCTCCAAAGCTCAGAAACCGATACGGCCCTGTCTCTGTTCCGTCCCACTCCTGAACAGAGAGGGGCTTCTTTCCAGTATCCTTGATGTTGAATTTCCCATCAACCGCAAAGGTGACAATCATGTTCTCCTTGCGGAGAAACACATCGACCAGATCGACCATGTCTTCATACTCACCCTCTTCGTCCGGGGTATCGAAGGACAGGTCTTTAGCGCCAGACTCTCCACCAGATGAGTCATGGTGCCTCGAAGCCGTCAGGTCTTTCCGAATGGACTTGTCGAACCGAGGGTCTTCCTTAGCCGCTGCCAGCGGCATGCGGTACTTGTCCCCGATGAAAGCACACCGCCGGAACTCACTAGCATTCCCATCGTGAACATGGTTGTCCAGACTCACGCGAGAGACCATTGGCATGCCGGGAACGGCATGCGGGTCCAGCTCTTCCATTACCTGATGGCTATCTCCAAGAAGCACCTTGCAGATCCCAATGGAGAAGAAGGCGTCCTGGATCATTTGCCGAAGAGGAATCTCCAGGTGGGTATGCTCGGCATAGGCATTGAGCGCAAGTTCAAACCGTTTCGCAAACGGAATCTGCGATACGCTGGCTGGCGTCAAGAGGAACTTAGGAGCGTTGTATGCAAGGGAGATAGAGTACGCTTCTGCCGTCTGTAACATCAGGTTGACATACACGGGACTAGAGCTGGAGAACGCTGTGCGTCGTCCATAGTCTGCCCCAGCGTAGTCTTCGATCAGGTGGCGACGATTCCGGCGGAAGGGCTCAAGCTGTCTGAACCAGTACGCCATCGTCCTTGAAAGTCTGTCCCGGTCTTCTTGTACGTTTGGGTTCATGTTAAAATGGGGGAGGCCTTTCGGCCTCCCCGTGGGGGGCCACACCCATGTACGGCAGGCTAAGTGGAGGTAGAGCAGCCTGCCGCGTGTAATTTTACCTCACTGTGCAGCCGTATGCCAGAGAGGTTTAAGTAGTCTATTACACATCATTGATAAACCGAGTCAAGTCTACCTTGACTCCCATCCCCAACTTCTCCCCACCAGTCATCCAAAAGGTCAACATTACCCTTGTTGGCCCGCTCCATCAGCCCGGCTGGGGACTCCCTGGGAACCACCTGGGGAACAGGGTCCTTCTTATCCATCTTACGGTCCTGAGCAGCTAAAAGTGCTACACCAAGGGCATAGGCCCTGTCCCCGTGGGACTTCCCTTTGGCACTGGGGTCCTCTGAAATTGCAGCACCCCGGTGGACAATCTGGCCTTCACCATCGTATTCGTACTGCATGCACTCCTCCAGGCCCAACTTGCTGTGTATCACCAGATCGCCGTGGAGCATGGCGTTGTGCAATTCCATAAGAATTGCAGCACCCTTGTCCTGCTGCCAGTATCCGGGCTTTTTAGTGCGTTCCTGGCGACGATTGGTGGTACTCCTGTGCATATACATATTCCCCCAGGCCCAACGCTTGACCTCCTTGAAGAACTGAGCACCACCAGAACCGTTAGCATCCCAGTTAAGATAGGCAAAGTAGGGGTCTCTGGTTCCTGCCAGGAACCGGCAGATGGCTACACACAACTGGGCAAAGTCATTGGGGTAGATGTCATTGGAGGCGTACTCCCCTACTTGTTCACCAGAGGAGATATCGAGGATCTGGATAACCGAATTGGAGCTGAAATCCCCGCCTGTTCCAGCCGCGATATCACAGCCGACAGCGTAAGGTCCTCTGGAAGGTAGATCGTCTTGTGGTACCCATAGTCGCAGAGGCCCGTCAGAGCGAGCATTCCAACGGAGTTCGAGGGACTCTCGGTCCCAGTCTGGTTCGCCTCTCCAGACGGGCTCGGAGACGAGCGGCCTCTGCCGCTCGAATGACTCCCTGGAGAAGAGCTTGCTGACTGATCCGTAGGGGTCTCGGTCAAGCTCTTGGGCGATTGAGAGGGGGGTGGCTCCGGGTCGACGGCACTCGCCGTCGTACCAGGGGGATCTGATCTTTCCATCAAGTATGTGGTCATAGTTCTCTACGTACTCATAGTTAGTATCCAGAACCCGCAGGTCGCCCTTATCTGATGTATATAGCCCAGCCCCCCTATCAGGGTTATCTTTCCAGTCAATGATAATCTTTAGCATGCTGGAAGGCTGGGTCATCATCGTATAGAAGCAGTTAGCAGATCCCTTATAGGTGGAGATGAAGTACCGGGAGTCGGTCACATGCTGGGTACTATCCAGAGCGGCCTGATCCTGGCCAATCTTGAACTTCGCAAATTCATCCATTAACACGGCGGTCTTACGACCGCCAGTAGTGACATCACCAGTAGCTGCGTAGCCATAGATGCTAGCGCCATTGGCCCTATTAAGGAACTTGTGGGTGCCGTAGTTACGCTCCAGAATCTTCCTCCCCTCGGCGTCCTCCTTTAGCCAATATGGGAGGTGCTCGTAAAGGAAGTCAAGCTTCCACATTAGGCAGTCTGGGTCATCTCGGGTATCTACGGCCTCCTCCGTCCTGGAGACCATGGCCATGGTGGCCCTGGGCTCAAACAGCCATCGGTGAAAGAACAGAACAATGGCATTCCAGGAAGCGCCTACCCCCCGAGACTTCTCAATCCCCACCTCCCTGGTCCCGTAACATTCATCCATCCACACCAGAACGTCATCTTGATCACGCCAAGTATTGAGTGGCAAAACTCGGGGCGTAGGGCGGGGCTCAAATACCCATAGAAAGGTATTACAAAAGAATAAAAGATCAGTTTTGCAGGCGTTTAACACGCCTGCTCTAAACTCTAGATCTTCATGACTTCTCTTTCTGGTCCTTATTCTCCATTGTAACTGTTGGATGGTATCAGAAGGAACCAGATTGTAAAAGGGCAAATCCAGAACTTTTTTTGAGGGAGACCCAGAATGCTGTCTAAGCTCTCCTATAGGGTATATTTCTTTGTCAAACGCTGATCGTAGGATGCCCACTTAGCTCTAAAATCCTCTGTTGGAGATATTTTATTTCGTCCCTCAGGTCGCTGTTTCGTCTTGCCAGCCTGCCTGCCGCCTGTTGATGGGATGCCTTGCATTCCCGCATGTCTGCCAACCTTATCTTCATTGCCGCACACCGATCACACTCTTCCATCTATCGCTTCCTTTACCGCTAGGGTTAGCATTGCCTGGATGTCTGCTATCGCCTTGGCCTCCTTCTCCGGGAGTGGAGGCTGCTCTTGCAGCCTCTGGGCCTCCTCCTTCGCCTTGCGAATCTCTGCCTCCTCCTTCTTTCTGGTGATATCCTCCTGCCTGCGACGCTCCATCTCGGTTGTGGCCTGCGGTAACAGTCTGGTGAGGAAGTCCTTCTGGTTATCCCGCCCAAACTGTAACAAAGCCCAGGCACCACGAGTAGGACAGTCGAGCGGACTCACCGAGTCCGCCTCTAAATGGTCATAGGCCCACAGGATGTCCCTGTAAGGCGGTGTGGGCACAGTGAGGGTATTCCACCTCTCCTGCGCCTCGGCCATTCCTGGGGCCTCTGGGGGGCTCTCAGGAGCTTCTGGTAGATTGTCCTGGAGAATAGCTAGCAGCAGGTCTGCGTCTTCTGGTTCTTGAGGCATGGTCCTAGTTTAACCAATAAGTAGGGGGGGTCAATTTGGGAAGTCGAGATCCTCCGGTATTGGATATAACAAGTGAGAGGCTGTTTTGGGAATGGCTGGTTTTTTTGGCGCACTATTTTGGAGACATAACGATGATATATCGAGGCGGTGGGGGGTCCGGGCAAATTCTGAGATACCTGGATATCCGCGCGCATGCACACGGTTCCCCCGCGCGACGCACGCGCGGTTCCTCATTCCCGTGCCGCTCACCGTTCGCCGAGGAAGATCACGGAAGGCAAGGTCTCGTGAGCGATTTCACCGAGGTGCTGCAAAATGTTACAGATCTGTAACATCTCACCAAAGTCTAGCGGGCTAGGCTAATTGTATCTACCAACCCCCTCAAACCCACACATCCTGCCAATCCCTTTCCTCAAACCCTTGTGGCCCTTGCACTTACGTCACCTCTTGCCCCTGTTCCCTGCCTCCCGGCCAATCACCTCCACCAAATTATGAATTATTTTTACCCTTGTTTTGTAGGGTATGACGCATAATTCTCACGGTTCCCGCTTGCATCACGCCGAACAGTGAGATAGACTTCATCGCAGTGGAGTTGCCGATGTGGAGTCGGCCAAGCAAGTCGCCCCTTACCTGGAGGATCACAATGTCCAAGATGTCCAACGCCAACGGGACCAAGGTCTGGCACGGAGGAGGCGAACAGGCCCCCTTCTCTTGGAGTAGGTTGGCCAACCTACTCTGGAAGCTGGACAATAATTGCATCACCCAAGAGGGCTACGCAGAGTTGCGTAGCCTTGAGGCCCTGATACCGCCGGAGGAGCCAGACCCGGAGGTCTACGGCATGTTTGCCGACTGCTGAGAACCCTGCCCCAGGGCCCTCAGCGAGGGCCCTGGATCGGAGGTTTTTACTACCCCTTACCCTGGAGGATGATCATGTACAAGTACTACGAGATACGAGCCGATTGGGAGTTGCCGAACACGATGGAAGCCCAATCCTATGGGCCTGGAAGTAAAGGGTTACTGCTGTTTGGGTCGTACGACAAGGAAGATTGTGCCGCTGAACTGGTCGAGTGCATCGACGACTGGGAAGAGGAAGGCTATCGCAATATCCGGGTCGTATCCAACCGGGTCGAGCAGGCCCCCGACCCAACCGTTTACCCTGAATTCAGCTACTGAGAACCCTGCCCTGAGGCCCTCTCTGAGGGCCTCAGATCGGAGGTTTTTAGTTCCCTTTTTCCTGGAGGATGAAGCAATGGTAAGTTTCAGAAAAGATCGCAAGACCCGCACCTGGACCGTAATCGGCCCTGCCAGTCAGGTCCAAATTGGCCCGGTACAGGCTAACCGCCGAGACGGCACGGTCTCAACCGTGCAGGTAGCGTCTGTGAGCCGTGTATTCGACTCTAAGGGCGTTCCTACCCGATTCGGGTACTTGGCCAACCAACGATGGAAGTATCGTAAGAACGCCGATGCGAGCCCCTCGCGAGGTGCCGGTAATCCAGCGGCCCCTGGGCCCGAGATCATGCGAGCCTATCCAGATCTCGACCCCCGGTTCACCGATGGCCTGTACAGCAGCTAACACCTGGGGAGGGCCTTCGGGCCCTCCCCCCTACTGGAGGATTTGAGATGACCAAACCGACTACCCCCACCGACTTGGCCAGAAGCCGCATGACCGGCGGCGGCGACCCGGAGCCCACGGTAACCGTGGTCATGACCCAGGGCCAAGCAGAGATGATCGAGGATGTACTTTTTCATCGGATGGTGACCTCGGGCCGCGCCCAAAACATTGACTCGCCCCGTGTCGCTGAGATCCATGCCGTGATTTCCCAGGCGATCATCGAGCAGATCGATGATGATCATGTGTCATCCGCCGTCCGCAATGCTGCCGGGCTGCACTTCGGTCGCACTCGCGTTCGCGATCTGTCTGTCCTGGTTGACCGACTCGACGCTCGCCTGTAGGGAGCCCACTCCCAGGCCGTCACGGGACGGCCTGGAGGATGGATTTCCTAGTCCCTTAACCTGGAGGATTTGAAGATGCGAACCATGCCTACTACATTCCCCGATGGCACTCAGGTGCCATCGGTACCGGGTGACCAGTTTACCAGGGCCCTGGAGGCCCGCATGGGACGCCCCCTGACTCAAGCTGAGGCGGCGGTCGCTGACCG